ATTTTCAGAAAAAATCCACCAATAATATTTCTTCATAACTATGAAAAGTAATCAACTTATGGAGCTGTTTGGCATTTCAGATATTATGGATCTGCCAGATGCCATTATGGAAGTTCTTCTTGGCGATATAGACCGAAGAAATGATGTTTATACGCGGTTGCTCGAAATGAACGGCATGGACGTATCATACGATTGGTTCCAGGAAATGTATGAGTCTGAGTTGGCGGAACGTTCGCAGAAAGCACAGCTGTTCACTCCTCCTGAAGTGAGTAAGCTTTTGGCCGGATTGGCAGGTGCACCACATGGCGGTCAAAAGATTCACGAGCCGACAGCGGGGAACGGAGGACTGATAATAGCCAAATGGTGGCAGAACTGCAGGAATGTCCGCGTGTGGGACTATTCTCCCAATGCTTTTCCGGTCGTGTGTTGGGAACTTTCGCGACGTTCAATTCCTATTCTTTTACTGAACTTGTCAATACGTGGCATCGTCGGAGTGGTCGTACATGGGGACGTGCTAACGCAGCAGGTTTTTCAGAAATATCGTCTGGAGAACAAAACTGATAACCCTATCGGCTTCTCTGATATAGTAAAACAATAAAATGGCAAAGTATGGTATATGGATATTTGCGAGTGTCTTCAGACAAGCAGGACGTGAATTCGCAGAAACAGGGCGTGGAAGCCTTCGCAAAGGCTAAAGGATGGGAAATCGAGAAGTATATCTCCGATGAAGGCATCAGCGGCGGAACGGACCCGGACAGAAGGAAACTCGGCCCGATGTTGAAAAAGCTTCAGAAAGGAGACATTGTTATATGCGGCGAAATCTCGAGATTGGGACGTGACCTCTATATGGTTATGGATGTCCTGCATTTCTGTATGTCGAAGGGTGTAGTTATCTATACGGTGAAAGACGGCTTTGTTCTCGGGGAAGACATTCAGAGTAAAGTGCTTGCATTTGCGTTCGGGCTTTCGGCTGAGATTGAGCGTCAGATGTTGAGACAACGGACACAGGAAGGCCTGCGGCTTAGAAAGCGAATGGGGATCCTGTTGGGAAGGCCGCCTCGGAAAAAGATGTCTTATGATTATGCCCCGTTAGCAAAACATAAGGAACTGATTATCGATCATTACAACAATGGCGTTTCCGGGAGAGAGATTGCGAGATTGGTAAAGGTCGATAGGAATACACTTCACAGGGCTCTCGTGCGTTGGGGTGTGTGGGTGCCCAGGTTGAAAAATGATCGAGGGCCCAAAACCATAGAAGAGGCTAAATCAAACCTGGAGAGAAGGGAACATGCGCGCCGCACAAAAGCCCGTATGGAGCACAGCATAAAACAGTGTGATAGCGGGATTGATGCCGGCCAGTTGAAGATTTACATTTTAGCCGATATGACTATACCGGAAATTTCTGAAAAATTCCCAGACAACACTTACGATGAGGTGTATGCGGCAATAGATTGCAATGATGACCTTAATATTCTTTATCGCAGTCATGCGCAAAAGAAATTGCTGAAGAAAAGAGTATGAATAAACATGGTTATAAACTCACAGAGAAGGGCGAGGCGAGCCGAGAATTCGGCCGGTTGTTTGGGCTGCCGCTTGGTGACTATTACGATCCCCTGATTTCACTCTGTACATTGAGGGTCAGTATCGATATTGTCAAGTTGGACGAACGGTTGCATCAGGAATGGGGCCCTTATGAAGAAAGAGGACAGTCCATGAATGATTGCATATTGGAACATTATGGCCACGATGCTGTTGCCTTTATTGAAAAGATGTTTTGAAATATGTACACGGACATTGATAAAACCGGGCGAGTGTCGGTTTTCGAACTTGACCCGGTCGAGGTGAAGATTCTGACGGAAAGCATCGGCCATTTCATCGATGCGGCCACCTCGGTAAGATCCATCGAGGGAGGGCAAGAAACCACCATCCGGAAGGCTGAAACAATGCTACGGAAAATTAGAAGTTGTCAACTATGATCAAGAAAGAAGACATATTCGATGCGACGGACGGAGGCAAGGCGGTAATCACGCATTACTACCCTCAGAGCTCCGCCTGCTTCCGCGGTTCCGGAAGCAAGAACTTCCGTATCAGGGAGGATGACAAGAACCCGTCTGCCACAGTATTCTGTAAGGACGGAATCTGGTTCGTCCAGGACAAGGGCGGTTCCGACAACAAGGCCAGGACTGCGATCCAGATTGTCCAGGAGGCTGAAGGTCTCGGTTTCCCGCAGGCGATAGAATGGATTGCGCGCAAATTCGCGCCCGCGCTGCTGGAGGACAAGGGGGCTTATGACAACAGCAAGCCGCAGCCGGATATCGAGGAGGTTCCAGGACAGCCGTCCATTACTATACAGGTGAGGAAGTCCGGAGAATTCACGCAAAAGGAGCTGGACAGGCTTGGTTACAGGATCACGAAAGACCTCTGCGACCAGCTTTGCCTCAAACCTCTCGATTATTACATCACGGCGGCCAACAAGAAAGGCAAGAGTTACAAGATATCGGGCAATGACAATTATCCGATGTATTTCTACGACTATGGCAAGACCGGAGCCGACGGCCACACTTGGGGAAAGATATATCAGCCGCTGGGCGATGTGCGTTTTCTTTATTTCGGACAGAAGCCGGAAGACTTCTTTTTTGGGGACCGGGACTTTCTGGCCGCTTATGCCAAGGCGAAGAAGGGCATATATCCTGGACAGGTGGAAGCTGATGACGAAGGCGGGGAAGAGGTGCAGATGAAATGGAAGCAGCTCATCATCTGTTCCGGTCCTTCCGATGCGCTGAACGTGAGAGGCGCTGATGCGGGCTATCATGTCTGCTGGCCGAATAGTGAGACAGCCGAGCTGACGGAGTACCAGATGGGGCTTCTCAGCCAGCTGGCCGAGAATATCTATATCCTGTATGATATCGACGATACGGGCATTGCGAACATGTACAAGACCGCGCTGCGTTATCTCGACCTCAAGATCATACAGCTGCCGAATGAACTGAAGAGCTACCGGGACCGCAAAGGGAAGCCGTGCAAGGACGCCAAGGATTTCTTCGTGCATTTCCGTCGTCCGGAGAACCAGAACCCGTACAAGCTCTTCAGCGATCTGGTGAAACTTTCCGGCTCCCTGAAGTTCTGGACTGTGAAACCGGCGAAGACCGGCTTTACGTTTGACATAAACAACGAGCAGCTGTATTCGTTCCTACAGGCCGGAGGCTTCTACCGCATCGCGTCCTCGGCCAATGCCAAGGGCTACACGTTCTGCCACATTCACGACAATGTCGTCACTCTGATAGATGAACAGGCCATCGCTTCGACGGTCTCAAGCTATTTGCTGGAGTATCTGAAGACGCATCCGAAATACTACTCCCAGACACTGGCGAATACGATATACAGGAGCAATCAGATCCGTCTGGCCAGTCTGGAGAAACTGAAGGTGATAGAGCCTAATTTCAAGAGCTGGAATGAGACGTCTGACCATTTCTTCTTCCGCAACGGGATTTTCCGCGTGTCTGCCGATGGGCTGAAGGAAGTGAAGCCGTCGGACTGTCCGTGCATGGTGTATAAGAACAAGATCCTGGAGCATGACTTCAAGGTGGAGTCTCCGTTCTTCGATATCGAATATACGCCTGAATATGCGACCCTTCTGGCACAGCTGAAAGCTGCCGTCCCCCAATCCCCCGAATTTTTCTTTTATAAGAAGTCAATTGACGCTCTAGGGGATGCAGGCAAGTACCGGCTCAAGATTCTGCGAAATGACCTGAATTTCATGCAGTATGTGTACAATACCGGCAGGATATACTGGAGGAAGGAGGAAATCGGTATCCCCCTCAGTGAGGATGAGAAGGCTGAACATGACTTGAACTTCATCAACAAGGTCATGGCGCTGGGCTTTCTGATGGCCAAGCACAAGAACGCCGGCCAGCCTTATGCGGTATTCTGCATGGAGACTGAACAGAGCGATGAAGGTACGCACCTGGGAGGTACCGGCAAGTCCCTGTATGCGTCCAGTCTGGAGCAGATGAGGAAGCAGCTGTTCATCGACGGCCAGAACCTCCAGCCGGGCAAATATGACTTCCTTCTGCAGGGTGTGGAGAAAGGAATCACGGACAACGTCTTTATCGATGACCTGAACAACAGCGTGGACCTCCATAAGTTCATGCCGATGATCACGGGCAAGATGGTGGTCAATGCGAAATATGTCGCATCCTATACCATTGACTTCAAGGATTCTCCGAAAGTGGTGTTCACGTCGAACCATGCTATCAGGAATTTCGACGCGTCGCTGCGGCGTCGTACTTGGTTCGTGGCATTCACGGACTATTATCATGCGGATGATCCGCAGAGAGGCCTGAAGGAACGCAGCCCGCTGACGGAGTTCGGCACCAATCTGATTTCGGACTATTCGCCGGAGGATATGAACAAGTTCTACAACTTCATGCTGAACTGCATCTCTGTCTGGATGAAGCTTCAGGTCAGGATACAGCCGCCGATGCGGGATATCGAGAAGCGAATCCTCCAGAAGTCGCTGTCTGACGAGTTCCTGTTCTGGGCTGAGGACTGGTTCACTGAAAATCGCCTGAACACGCTCGTGAAGAAGGATGATGCTTTCGAGGCCTACAAGGCTACCTTGCCACCGAAGTATGCGCTGCTGATGAAGATGAAGTCCTTCAAGACGAAACTCATTCAGTACTGCACATATAAGGATTGGGATTTCAATCCGGAGTCGCTCATGACGACGCAGTCGGAGCGGGAGCGTAACGACATCCGGCGCAAGGTGAACTATGAGGACGTGTATTTCTTCTATATAGACACCAGGAAGAACGGACATGTCTCCGACAATGCGTCAGAGAGTCAGAACGTGGCGACGGTGTCTGATGAATCCCTGGGGAAGCCGCCTTTTTAGGCCGGGTCCCGCGGATTTCCAGAGGTCTTTTCGACCTCTTTTTTTGGACCCGATGAGACAAGGAATCGTCTCATATACTTTTTGTCTTTTTTCTTTGACCATCTGACGCACTAAAGGGAAGAGAGCGCATAAGTGATTGAAATAGAAGTAGTTCCAGTGCGTCAGTTTAGTGCGTCAGATTAGGTCATTTTGGTTTTGTTGACGCAATAAGGTTGGAAATGGCGATTTATGCTGAAATCTTCTGACGCACTTAATAATCAATGAGTTAGGCCGTTTTGGGCTATTTTGGGCGTCAAAGTGCGTCAGATTGATTTGACACACAAAACGCATTGATAATCAGATATTTATATTTAGTGCGTCAGTGCGTCAGATTATTTCGGAAAAAAGTGCGTCAGAAGTAGAATTTTGGTAAAACACTATAAAACTATGGCTAAGAGTGAAATTATAGATGGTTTGAGAATTGCCTACAACGGGCGTTCTTTTCCGGTATGGAAGTATGACGAAGTGCCGGCGGAAATGAGGCCGGCGACGCCGCGCGATTTGTGGTATGGCAGGCTTGTGCTCTTCCAGCTTCAGTTGGGTGCGGATGCCGGGAAATATTGCACCGGCATCGTGAGATCTTCGACGATCGGCGTGCTTCGTGAGTATCTGAATGCCGGCGTGCCCGTTTATGTGAAAGATTGACCGGCAAATCATTGATAATGTGGAGAAAATTTCATATATTGTGTTGAATTTTAATTATTTACAAGTATGGTAGATGTCGAGTTGAAAGTGAGCTCACAGATGTTGGCAGACTTCCTGACGTTCCTGTATCCTCCGGAGGAAGATGGGATTCTGGCGGTCAAGTCTGACGTGTTCGGAAAACTGCTCGTGGCTCATCTCAGAGGCAGCGACATCCCGGTTACCGCCAGGTCCGGCGATTTCATGGTGAAACTGAGGATGCCCATTAACGACATCACCAGGCACTTCGAGAAACTGTGGCCGTATTACAATGAAGCCGATGAGGCGTCATTGAACATGGCATTGGCGGCAGTGTTCGACATGGATTTCGCCGGCTATTACAGGAAGGGGGAGTCTCTTGGCTATCAGAAGAAGGACATTGTCGATGCCTTCATAACTTCCAGGAAGCTGTTCTCTACAGACTGCTTCGATGCGTTGCACAAAAGAGTGTACCGCAAAGGTCAGGCTTCTTTCGAGGCCATCAAGCAGCGTCTGATCCGGAAAGCGTATTACATCGATGAGTCTATAGATTATAAAGGTTTGGGAAAATGATACGAATAGTTGACCAGTTGGTGGCATTGAGCCTTGATGAGGACAATGCCGAGGAGATGAAGCTTCCGTTGGTGCCGGCAACAGCATCTGTGACTATTGAGGATACGGCTGAGACTGAAGGAGTGCTCAGGACCATATCCCTTGCGGCCGTGCTGTCATCGCCTGTGAGGATATTGAACCACAGGCTGGTTCTTAAAGTGTTCTACTGTGACGGAGGAAAAGATGTTCTCGGATCTGAGGACCTTCCGTTGCGTCTGGATGTGAAGACGTCTGACCGGATCAGGATTTCCGCAAAATACAAGACTCGGGAATATTGAAAGCCCGTGTCCTTTCTATAGAGGGGGTATTCTCTACTTTTGCATCAGGTAAGATATATCTGTATGAAAAAGGTGAATACTTTCGAACTTGCCCGTGATATAATGCGTAGTCTCTGGTTCGTTTCCGAGCCGGAAAAATTGATGCGTGTTGCACGCGAGTTCCTTGCAAAGTCGCCGATAGTCATGGATGCGGCCGGTCCGGAACTGATGGAATATTCGGGGACCAAGATGTCAGCAGCTTCAGGCGGCAAGAAATCAAATCGTAAAAGAGTCATGATTGTGCCTATTCATGGCACTATGACAAAATATGATACGTGTGTATCGTATGGAGCCCAGACGTTGGCTGAAATTCTGGAAGGCTATGTTGACGATGTCAGTGTTGCCGGTGTTGTCATTGACATTGACAGTGGCGGTGGTTCCGGCAATGCCGTGCCTCCGTTGGTCGCTGCGATTAAGAAACTCCAGGATGCCGGGAAGCCGGTATGTGTCCATTGCGACCTCTGCGGTTCTGCGGCATATTGGGTTGCGTCCCAGTGTGATGCAATCTATATGGACAACAAGACTTCTGAGGTCGGTTCCATCGGCGCGTATTATCTGTTCTGTGATGATTCAGCGCAGAATCCCATGACTGGTGAAAAGTGGATATCTATCTACGCACAGGAGTCTGAGGACAAGAACTATGCGTACCGCCAGGCTCTGGAGGGCAATGTCAAGCCGGCTCAGGAAGAGCTGGCTGTGCATGTGAAGATGTTCCAGGATGACGTGATGTCCGGAAGACCGGGAATCTTGAAGGACGAGAAGGGCGTCCTGACCGGAAAGATGTTCATCACTTCTGATGCTATACGTCTGGGGATGGCAGATGCCTGCAAGTCATTGAAGGAAACTGCCGAGGTTGTGATGGCGTTGGCCGGTCTCTAATCTGAAAACCAAATTCTCTAAAAAATGAATAAGAAATCATTATCAAATTCCAAGATGGGCCAGCTTGTTGCCCGTCTTCTCGGAAAGTCTCAGCTGGAGGTCAAGGATGGCAAGGTTTCCCTCTCGGAAGAGGAGAAGAAGACCATCCGTGACACTTACGGTGAGCCTTTCCTGGCAAAACTGGAAAGTGTGGACATCGAGGATGACAGCGAGTCCGCGCTGGATCTTTTCAATGCGGCTGTTGAAGCGAAGACCGCGGAGGCTACTGCGGCATTGGTGGATCGTGTCAAGGAACTTCAGGGTGATATCCTGGCTCTGACCAATGAACCGGAACCGAAGCCTGCACCGGTTGCAGGTCTTCCTGCCGGCGCCCCTGTGTTTGCCATCAACATGCAGGCAAAGCACAACAGAGTGGTGGCAGACGCTCTCAACTCCGCTAACCCTCTTACATTCGGTGCTGTTGCCGATTCCGGCATTGACATCACTGATCTCAATGCGGAGTTCAGCATAGTGATGCCTCCGAAGGCGAAACTGGAACTTCTTACCAAGAGAATCTACAACGGATTCCCTGACGCCAAGTATATGACACGCATCCAGGCGAATAGTGATTATATCGCGTCTGCCGCGATAATGTCGGAGGTGTCACAGCAGTTCACACCTAAATGGACTCCTAAAGGTAAGGTGAATTTCACTCCTGTCAGGATTCCGTACAGAAGGCATAAGATCAATGTCCTTATCCAGCCTGCCGAGATTCTGAAGAGCTGGCTGTTGTTCCTGTACGAGCAGGGCAAGACAATGGCTGAGATGCCTATCACCAGATATATCATCGAGAACCACATCTTGCCGAAGGTGCTTGATGACATTACATTGTCGATGATCGCGAAAGGAAAGTTCGTGGATGCCGGTAATGTTTCCGACGGGGATGAGGGCAAGGCTGCCAAGAATTCAATGGACGGCTTCGAGACTATCCTTGTAGAAGGCAAGAAGGACGCAAAGTGTAAGATCAACTTCTACAAGAATGCCAAGAACCCGATGACTCTTGGAGACCAGGAAGTCCTTGATTACATCAATGGCTTCGTGGATGCAATCTCCGGCATGTTTGCAAATGTGGTAACGGTATTCTGCTCCGAGCAGCTGCTGACAAAGTACAAGAGGGCGGATTTTGCTATCAACGGCAAATATACAGGTGTCGAGACCGACGGAGTCATCCGCTTCACAAACTTCCATCTCGTGCCTCTCAGATCGATGTATAACTCCCAGATCATCTTTGCGACACCGCAGGAGAATTTTGTGGAGCTCGTGGATTACAGCAAGGCGGAGAGCTGCATCACCAAAATCGAGGAGAGCAACTACGACGTGAAGGTTTTCGGCGAGTATTCTCTTTCTACAGGATTCAAGATTGCGGAGGCCGTGTTCGCTTCAGTTCCTGACGGATACGATCCGGCGTCGACCATCGCATCCGGTGAAGCCGAGTTGGGTGACAAGTGGGTGAACGGCTCGGCCGTCGCACAGGCCAAGGAGAACCCTGCCCAGGAGACTGCCTAATGTGAAATTCGGGGAACTCCCTGCGGGTTTCCCGGTAATAATAAAAGAGTATGTACACGAAAGTAAGTATTCCTAAGAACGGAGACGGAGCAGGTTGCCCTGTTTCCAGATCATCAAACATCATCATCATCGACGTGGATGACATCAAGGTGGAGCCGACCAGAGAGGTTGGCAATACTGCCTTGAAAGGAGACCTTGAGCTCGTAGAGGGCGCAAAGGCTGTTGCAATCTATGCGACACCCACTACCATTACTGAGACTGAGGAGTTTTCCGGCGACGCTGATGCGCGCGGTGTAAAGCAGGGAGTTGAATACGAACACCCAGGCAATAGCGCGGAAATCAAAGGCTTTTCCGAGGCTTTCATGAATAGGGGCGTTGTCATTCTCGTGACTGACTGTGACGGAACTGCCGCCGGCAGGACTCAGATGTTCGGCCGCAAGTGCAATCCGTTGTTCATGAGTGCCGAAAGAACCGGAAACAACGAGGCCAACAAGCGCAAGTTCACTTTCAAGCAGGAACTGAACGACAAGTTCCTTCCTGGTGACTACACTGGTGCAATGCCGGCGATTGCCGATGCGGCAAAACCTGCCGGCGAAACTGTCTAGCCATGAGCGAGAAGATAAACAAGACTGAGTCTCCCGAAAAGGAGTCTCAGTCTCCTGAAGTAGCGCAGACGGCTCAGGGGGCCGATGTGAACAAGGAACCAGCTGCTGTTGCGGAGCAGAAAGATGTTCAGGCTGCTGTCGTCGTGCTCGCATACAAGGGCACTGAAGAGCAGGTGAAAAGAGTATGGGAGAAGATGGCCGGACTGCCGATGGCGGTTCTGGCATATTCTGACGAGGAAAAACTCCAAGACGTATTGGCTAAGATTGTAGCGGATGAAAGCATTGCTGATGACTTCATCTTTGTTCCAGCCAACGTGATCCCATGCAAGCCTGTAAACTTGGAGGAGCTGTCGGTGCCATACGTTTACACAACGTCGCGCGGTGAAAGAATCTACAATAGCAGGGTGCCGATGGCATTCGGGAAGTCGAAGCTGGTGGAACTCCTTGCAGCTTCAGACGCCAAGGACGATGAGGAGTTTATCCGCGTATATTACGGGCGCTACAGGCACTATCCTATCGAAGTCGGATTCACGTTCGGAAACTTCATTACACCAGTTACTAGGGCAAATCCTTGCGAGCATGGAGTGATGGAAGCTTTGGTCAGAAAACGCTTCATATCTGCAAGCGCTGAAGGATATAAGGCAATCAGCTCCCTTATTGAGAAAACATTGCTGAGTTAGTATGAATGACATAGACAGATGGATTCGTCAGGGAGCCGAGGTCAATGAAGGACTTCGGCTTCTTGGTATATACGCGCCGAACAGATGGCTTGACGAGCTCGTCCGGAAGGCTCCGCGCTTCAGGTATCTCCTGGAAGAGAAATTGAAGGCATTTGCCGATTGCACTGCCCAGAATAACAGTCTGTCATCATTGTCGCTCAGCCAGGAGTATGGCAACAACTTCAGAAAGAAGTGGCCGTTTCTTGGCGATGCTGATTGCCCCGCGGAATTGAAGATCCTTGCGGCCGACATGATAACCGCATGGCATGATTTCGTCGATGAACATGAGAATCTGTATTCCTGCACGACACCCGAAACTTGCTATGACACAGCGGAAAAAGTGATAAAAAGTTTTACGCAAAATCGGAATATCCGTTCCGAATTTGCGTATTACAAAGAACACCATTCTGTACTGGGAAAGCATCCGATTTTCGGAGCGGTGAAGAGGCGCGAAGCCTTGCAGAAGATGACGGTTTCGGAATTGTTCAGGAGGCAGAAGAATCTCATCGGCGCGATATGGCGCGTGAAGTCCGAGATGAAAAAGAACGACCGCCCGGATCTGAAAATTCAGAGGGAAGAGAGATTGAGGATGAAGGAAAATGAACTTGAGGAAGTAAACAGGATAATCGAAAGTTATAATGGAAGAAAACAATGATATCAGGCAGACACTGTCCGATCCGGAGAAGGTGAGTTGGCTTGCGGCTTGCGGCTGGACGGAGGAAGATATCGCAAAGTCTTTGGGCATGTCCCATAGGGCTTTTATGGATAGGGTTGAAGATCCTGCGGATGAACTTTTTGACAGCGTGGCACGAGGACGTCTCCAGAAGCGGGCGGAGGTGGAAATCAATATCGCGCGGCTCGCAGCTGCCGGCGATACTGACTCCATCAAGCAGTTCTCGGAGATTGTCCGTGACAGGTCATTCTCTATCTCCAAACTGGATCTGTTCGGTGGCGCGGAAAAAGAGGGCGCCTTCCAGCGGATTCAGGACTATATTGCGTCCGGCTCCAAAGGTACGCTGAGCGAGAAAGAGCAGGTGTATGTGGATATTCTCACACTTATCTATTCTCTCGACGGGCAGTATGGGAAGCGCAGGACAATAAAGTTCCTGACGGCCGCACCGTTCAACTTCAGTTATGATCATGCTTCTGACATGTACAGCGAGGCCACCGAGATGTTCTATTGTAACAGGAAGATTTCCAAGGAAGCGCTGCGGAACAAAATTGCAGACCAGTTCGACGCTCTCTATATTGCTGCCAGGGATGCGGCGCAGACTTCCAGGGATTACGAGGTGGCTGCCAATATTCTTGCTAACAAGGCAAGGGCATTGCAGCTGGACAAGGATGATCCTGTAAAGCTTCCGGCTGAGATGTATGTCAAACCGTTCCGTGTATTGTCATTGACTCCGGAATCGATTGGTCTGCCGGCGGTGAACAGGCAGGAGCTCGGTCGTCAGATAGAGGGCCTTGTCGCGCCTGAGATGGTGAAGAAGCGTCTGAAGATGGAGGCCGGTGTCACAGATATGAACGTGGAAGAGATATTGAGCAATGGGGTACAGGAAGAAAGTTAATACGTCGAGGACCGAGTCCGCATCGGTTCAGTATCAGAACAAGTTCGCACAGGTTACGTCTTTGGTCTCGGCTTGCCAGTGCGTGGCTGTTCTTGGCCGTGGTGCCGCAAAGACTACGGACATTCAGGCAGAGAGATTGTTTGATGTGATTTATGAGTTGCCCGGAGCGCCGTGCGTCTGGGTGGCTGATACTTTCAACAACCTTTCTTCCAATATCCTTCCGGCAGTTCTTGAAGGTCTGGAGCGGAAGGGACTGAAAGAAGGTGTTCACTATGTCGTCGAGAAGGAGCCTCCCCAGTTCTCAGAGGCGGAGAAGTCTGATCTTCCGTCCTGGTTGAAGCCTCATTTTTGGAAGCCGTTCAATAAGCTGGTGTCGTATAAACGCACGATTGTTTTCTATACGGGTACCAATATCCGCTTCGGCTCGCTCGATCGGCCATCAACATTGGCCGGGGCTTCCTATGTGTACGTTTTTGGGGATGAGGTCAAATACTTCAAGGAGGAAAAGATTTCCAATCTTCTGAAGGCTGTTCGCGGTTATCGTGCCGAGTATGGGCACAGCGTGTACTATCGCGGGTTCTCGTTCACGACGGACATGCCGGATACCTCACACGTCGGCGAATATGATTGGGTTCTGAAATATGCGGCCAGCATGAATGTGCCGGCGATACTCCTTGTAATCCGTGCGGGTCTTGTATATAATGAATCTCTGCAGGAGTGTGTGGCCGCAAGGGACAAGTGGGTGAAGACCGGCTCGCAGGAAGATTATAATGAGTTCAGGAACAAGTGCCGTACTGCCGATCTGTGGCGCTCCAGATGGCAGGAACTTCGGATGAGACCGGAGGCAAGGACCTTCTTCATCCAGGCATCCAGTTATATCAATGCCGATATCCTTACAGAGGAGTGGTTCTCTGATGCTATTGCCGCGCAGCTGCCTGACCTCAAGACTGCCATACTGTCGATGAAGCCGACGCTTGATTCCGGAGACAGGTTCTACACGGCATTGGCTGAAAGGCATTTCTATTATGACGGAATCAATGAGTCTGCATACGACGACATGAATATGATGGATGCGGAAGACTGCCGCGTCCTGAAGTATGTGGATATGGACAAGCCGCTGATGGCGGGCGTTGACTTCGGCAATATGTGCTCAATGTCTGTTGCCCAGAACTGCAAGGAGGGAACAAGGGATTGCATCCGTGTGATCAAGTTCCTGCACACGCTGCCTCCTGACTATGTCCCCGAGCTCGGGAAAAAGTTCAGGCGCTATTTCAAGCCGCTCGGCTCCCGCATTCTGAAACTTTATTATGACCGTGCCGGCAATGCCTACAAGTCTGTAGGAGAAGACCAGGTCAGCAAGCTGAAGCGTGCCATCGAGTATGACGGGAGCGAGCGCACCGGCTGGACGGTTCAGCTCATGTCCATCAATCAGGGCAACATTCCACAGCCTGAAGAATATGCGTTTATGCAGGAACTGTTCTCGGAGACGAATCCTAGACTTCCGGTAGTCCGCATCGATGCTTCGGCTGCCAAGTATCTGAAGCTGTCTCTGGAAAATGCGAGGACAAAAGTGAAGTCCGGGATTGTGTTCAAGGACAAGAGTACTGAGAGGCTGCCTGTGGATTTGCTTCCTACACGGTCAACCAATCCGTCCGACTCTTTCAAGTATCTTACTATGACCAAGCAACTTAGGCAGATAGCGAAAGGCCGTGTTCCTGCCTCATCCGCTTCCTCTGATCCTCAATGCCGTTAGCGTCATTCTGTCATGGCATCGCCATATATCACTCCGGATGCGGTTTGCAATCGCATCCGTTCCGGAGCGCGGTCGGGCTCTTCTGTGACGAGAAATAGATGTTTTGTCGGGGAAATTCAGCCAAGTGCTGCATTTTTAGCGGATTGCGCGTAAAATGGTGCCGCGTCAATGCTGTTTTACGTTGTTTCTGACATTGAAAATGGCAGTTCTTCGTGTAGCGTCAGCTGGCGCGGTGTCCTTTATTGGGGCGCCGCCAAGGCTTACCTTTGTGCCATGAATGTTTATGAAGCCATTGAAAAGATGAGGAAGCTTTCTGCTGCTGGCGAGAGCTTCAGTTTTGCGTTCATGTCATACAACAGCAGTGCAGGCAAAAGTGATGGCGTTGTCGAAGTCCGGCATGGTATGCTGAGGGTCAGGCAAAGCGCTGATTATAACAAGAATGCCGAGTATATGGAATCTTACATTGACTTGGATACTGGTGAGTACAGGCAGTTCTGGCAGCCCCTGCTGATGACTTTTGAAGGAGAAAAAACAATATTGATATGAAGAAGAAAATTTCAGATCATACCTGGATAAAGGTTCTGGATGACGGGCGGGCGTTCACGTTGTCTAATAAGAGAGACAGCGGGCTCGACACTATCCTGTGGCAGGCCCAGGAACGGAATTGGGAGTATATGCCGGCAACCGTCTGTGGACAAAAGATAATTCCATACGGCTCAGACAATATGCTGCCATCGCGGTTGCGCGATGTGCTGGACGGGAACAATCTCGGACCAGGCATCTTGGAGCGCCAGATGGGGCTTCTCTTCGGACAAGGGGTGTATTTGTCTCGTTTGGCCTTCGAGGATGGCAAGATTGTCCATAAATGGGTGGAAGACAGGGATGTCCAATCGTGGCTGGATGACTGGGATTATATTGCTTATATCAAGGGCTGCATGACAGATTATTTGCATCTTAAAGGCTTCTTTGACGCCAGATACCTGACGCGCGGGCACAGGATTGGAGGAGAGAAGCGGATATCGCATCTGGAACACATTCCGGCTAAAAATGCGCGGCTCGAATGGACCGACACCCGCAATATTGCGGATGTGAAGCATATTGTAGTCGGGGACTTCGAACATTCTTGCATTGGAACAGGAGTACGGGTTTATCCTGTGTATGACAGGCGCGATCCTGGCAAGTATGCCGCTTCTGCGTCATATAATCATACATATTCGTTCTCGCGAGACTTTTATTCCGTTCCGTCGTATTGGGGAGCGCTCCGCTGGATTATCCGCGGGTCTGAAATCCCATCGATATTCAAATATGTAACTGATAACGGAATTAACCTGGCATATCATATCCAGGCGCCGAAAGAGTATTGGGATGAGAAGCGGAATTCGTTGAGAATGGAGAATCCTGAATGGTCGGATGCTGAGATTGAGGATAAAATCAGCGACCTTACCAGTAGCCTTCTCGATAGCGTCACCGAGGTTCTTTCCGGCAAGGAGAATGCCGGAAAGTTCTTCTACACGGTCGATGTTCCGTCGGAGTCCGGTTCTGAGAGGGCCCAGTGGAAGATTGCAGCGGTGGATCAGAAGATCAAGGATTTCGTGGAGAGCCAGCTGAAGATCTCTGAAGCTTCGACTTCAGCTATTACATCGGGAATGGGCCTGCATCCGTCACTTTCAAATGTTATGGTGAACGGAAAATTGGCGTCCGGCTCGGAACTGCTGTACGCATTCAAGCTGTTCCTGTTGTCGGATACAGAGATTGCATCGAGCGCGATACTTGAACCTATAAATCAGGCGATATCGTTTAATTTCCCTGGCAAAGGGCTTAAACTGGCGTTCTATCATAAACAATTGGAAGCGGAGGATGCGCTTACATCATCTGCACGGATAAAAAATCAATGATTATGCGACTTTTCAACAAAGACGACAGAGGCTCGATAGAGTTGGAAGATCTGACAGGCCAATGGTATGCTTCGTCTCCTTATCGGGCCATCAGCACGGAAATAGATTTTGCTGTGCGCGAAGTCCAGAACCGCGTTGGAATGGAGGTGATGAACCTTGCGGCGGAAGCTTACCAGAAGGGAGAGGATATGGAACTGGCCAATGCCGTCCGTATGCCTGTAGCCTTTCTTGCAATCATGCGTTATGCTGCATTGTCAACAGTCTCCCATGAATCGACAGGGCGGAAGGTGAAGATGGACGACAACGAGAAAATGCCGTTCGAGTGGATGGTTGACCGCGACGACAGGGCTATGAGAGAGCGCTATTATCGCGCCATGGACGCATTGTATTCATATCTTGAGTACAACAATGTTCCGGAGTGGATGAACTCGGATGTGCGCGGTAGCGTCAGAAGGTCCATTGTGAGGTCTCTTAAAGATTTCGAGGCGGTCTATCCTATCGAGGGAAGTTACTATGTTTATTATATGCTCCAGAATCTTGTGATAGAGGAGCAGGACAATGAACTTGAACAGTATTTCGGCGGCTATTGGGAGGATATCCTTGCCGGCAGCTGCGAACAGCCTCTTCAATCATTGGCAGTGAGGGCGGCCGTGCTCTCTTCAGTTGTGATGGCGGGTGAAAGATGGTCATTGACAGTCTTTCCGCTGGAGATTGCGAAGCGTTTTTCTCCTACATATCAGGGAAATAAGGCGTCAGAAAAGGCTTCTGTGGCCGAAGTTGACTGGTATCTGGACAAATTGAGAAAGCAGAAAGCAGAGGTGATGAACAAGATCCGGGTTATACTCAGCAGAGGCGGCGGGCCTGTAGGCCGTCTTTTGCCGAAGAATGATCCGAAAAAGAAATATTGTACGACCGTATGACGTCTATCGAGATATTTGAGACCGGACGCACGGCGGAAATACCGGCTTCGTGGGACGAAATGACTCCGACTCAGATTTGCCGGGTGTTTCAGATGTTCGAGGAGTGTGTTGCAGCAGGGAAGTCTCCGTTGGAGTTCAATGTCAGAGTACTATATTATTTTCTCGGGCTGGAAGTCAATGCCTGGGAGATTGGAGCAGCAGCTGCCGATAGGGAGTCTTTCACAAAGCGCGACGAGAATATCTTCAGGCTCTGTGACGGTTGTCTAGGCTTTCTTTTCGACGATGACACGCATCATCTGGCGTTCTCCTCCGTCAGGAATCCTTTGCCGGAGGTCAATGTCGGTTTTACCCGCTTGATAGGGCCTGGTGACATGCTTCAGGATCTGACTTTCGGTGAATTCCGGCACGCGTCTTCGGCATTGAACTCGTTCTTCCGGAGCCGCGAAGAGAACGACCTGGACGAATGTATAGCATTTTTATACAGGAGGGCTTCTTTGCGGGAGAACAGGGCCGGGCGTCGGGTCCGTCCCGTATTGTCAGGTAAGTTTGCCGATGATATACGGGTCGTTTCTGGAATGGCTTCATGGCAGAAAAACCTCATAATGATGTGGTTTGCCGCGTGTCTGAAGTACCTTCAGGAGGAGAAAATCAGCATTGACGGGGAACTGATTGATATGAGGCTGCTGTTCTCAGGAGATGGCGAGTCGTCCGGGCCGGCATTCGGGTGGAATGATCTTCTGGTGGAGATTGCAAAGGAGCAAAGCGTGGGGACTATGGAACAGGTGGAAGAACAGCCGTTATTTACGATAATCAGCATCATGTGGCATAATTACAAGGAGAGAAAACGCTATGAGCAGAATGTCAAAAATCATAAGACTAGATAAGTATCTGTCCGGATTGGTCTTGCGGATGGAATATCAGGATGGCAGTTTTCGCCAGTACAAGGCCATAATGACGACGGCGCAGGCTGATGCCACGTCCAAATTGTCGCGTCTTTCCGGGTCTCAAATCGTCGCTGCAAGAACGGAGTGCAAGCAGTCTGGAGATTCGGACGGTTATTCGTCAATCTTGAGTACTGTGATATTCGTGTTGGATAAAGGGCTAGGGACCAGCAGGACAGAGGAACTTGAGAATAAACAGTATCAGGAGTTGGCAGGTTTGGCCGACGCTGTTCTGACGCGTATCGCTGACGACGCCACTTCGGGCATGTGCAATCTGCTGTCGGGGCTGAAGCTTGATTCCGTGGATATAACGCCGGAGAGTTCAATCTTTGGCGGGTGGAGCGGCTATAGTATTGAAATATCGTTCATTTGTTAGTGTATGGGAGTGAAAGACAGGTTTGTCCGCAATGTCCTGGAAGAGGAGGGTCGCAGGATGCTGAGTTCTCAGAGTGCTGCCATCGGGCGTGCCGTGCGCTTCCGATCGGGAAGGCTGTTCAATGACAGAAGCATCTCTGTGTCCGGAGGTGCTGACCTGGATGGTAAGCTGACGTTCACTCATACGGATTATGAGCGTTTTCTTGATTTGCGCCGGCTGAGACATGGTACAAAGACTTCAAAGAGCAACAAGAAGATTCATAACCGCTACGTGTTTGGCGCATATTCATCCATCGCGTCGCGGCTGATGTATGATCTGACTGATGATGTGGCGGAGAGTATCCGCAAGCAGATGGAAGGCTGAGCATGAAATTTGCAGGTACGGAAAAGTTGTGTATCTTTGGAGTGCAGTAAGTTGTGTGATTTATAAATCTGCTTTATAATGATTGGGTGGAGTGTAATAGTCTGTATATCTATCGCAGAAATTGTATTTCTTGGGGCGATATTTTTGCTGCTTATAGGTATTTTTGTGGCGGGGGTGATGACTCTAGTGCCGCCTAGTTTGCCGAAAAATTTCAATAATATGCCTAAAGAGGAGCAAGTAAGACACTCTATGATGTATAATCAAGAATGCGCAGATTGGAAAAATACGAGCAAATCTAAACGGGTACTTAACGCTGCTTGCTGTATGCTTTTTTCTGCGTTCGCCATATTTTTGTTGATTGCGCTGCTTTTTTCGACTTTATAACATTAGCCATACTGGCATCTTAATGAAATTTCATAATATTGTCCTTTATTAGCTCTCTTCGGAGGGCTATTTTTGTGCCATAAATCATAACGTTATGGCAGGAAAGATAAAGAACGAGGATTTGCAGCTGAACATCATCGTGAATGGTGATGCTGGCCGCAAACAAATACTTAAACTCGAACAGACTATAAGGGATACAGAGACCTCCATCAGAGCCACTAATCAGCAGCTTCAGACATTGTCTGAAGCTGGAAAGAACGGAACGAAAGAGTACAAGGCTTTGAACCAGACTCTTAAAGACCAAAAGAAATCGCTGGAAGAAAGCCGTAAGCAGTTCGACAAACTCCAGAGCGGAATATCTCTCGAGAACAAGACCATTTCGGAACTCCGAAACCAGATAAAACTCACTAATGCTGCTCTTGGCAAAGCTGTCCCAGGAACTGAAAATTGGAAGAACTTGAATCGCACATTACAGCAAACAAAAACGCGGCTGAAAGAGCTTACTGACCAGTCTAAAGCGGTTCATTACACAACTTGTGAGTTGTCGGATAAATTCAGCAAGTATATCGTAAGCATATATGGTGCGATTGGCGCGATTCAAGGTGCTTTCAATAAATTTACTGGAGCTCGTGATGCTTTCCTCTCGTATGATGAAGCATTGACTGATGCGATGAAGACCACGAATCTGACGAAAGATGAGATTCTGGATCTGAGCGCCATTCTGAAGCAGATTGATACCAAAACACCACAGAACGAACTTCTCGCTCTTGTCCGTGCCGGCGGAAAGCTCGGAATATCCGGACAAGAAGACTTGCTTGGATTTGCAAGAGCCGCAGACAAAATCAATGTCGCATTGTCAGAGGATCTTGGGGGCAACGCCGAGGCTGCCATCACAGCCATTGGCAAGATGACAGACATCTTTAGCCTTACCGACGAGTATGGTATAGAGCAGGCTATGCTGAAAGTCGGTTCTGCTATCAATGAACTCGGCATGGCTTCTACTGCCAATGAGGGCTATATCGTGGACTTCTCCAAGAGACTTGCAGGTATTGCTCCGAATGCAGACATCAGCATTGACAAGATATTAGGTCTCGCCGCTACTCTCGATAAATACGGTCAACAGTCTGAAACTTCCTCTACAGCTATCGGCCAGACGATTATGGCGATGTTCAAGCGGACCGAGACTTTTGCGCAGATAGCTGGCATTCCGCTGGAGGAGTTCTCTGAGCTCTTGAAGACAGACGTGAATGAAGCTCTGTTAAAAGTTCTAGAAGGAATGCAGCGCGGAGAGGGCGGCCTTGCATCTGTTACTGCTGCTATGGAAGAGATGCACTTGAATGGGCAGAGGGCGGCCACGGTTCTTGGCTCTCTGTCAAAGCATACGGATGAACTGCGTTCACAGCAGGAAATCGCCAACAAGGCTTTTACTGCCGGCACTTCATTGACAGCGGAATTTGCGGTCAAGAACAACTCTTTGACGGCAGAGCTGGAGAAACAGAAGAAGGCAATCTTGGAGAATGTTGTGAGCATTGGCGAGAAACTTAACCCGGCAATGTCTGAAGGGCTGACAATTACAAATGTCGGGTTAAAGACTGTTTCTAACCTCATTGGTGTTGTTGTGAAATTGCGTGCGCTAATTCTTGCATTGTCTATAGCCTATGCAACTAATCTCTTGATTAAAAAGGCAATGGTGTTTTGGTCTGGAGAGCACAGAGCTGCGCTTGAAAAGGAGGTCCAATCTCTGACAAAAGCCAAAATAAGCACAATCGCTTTGTCTGTAGTAGGTAATTTACTTGTTGGTAATTTCAAGGCCGCAACTAAAGCTCTTAGTATTTTATGGAAAACAATCAAGAGCAATCCGATAGGAGCTGCACTGGGACTAATATCTACCCTTGTCGGCCTGGTTGCTGTTTTCCATAAAAATGGAAATGCTGCGGCAAAGTCTCAACGAGAGCTTAATAAAGCCTACTCTGAGACTATCGACAAGATTGGGCGGGAGCGTAGCGCCCTGGAGAGGATGGGCAAGGCGGTGACCGATGCAAAGATTGGCTCGCAGGAACGTGCAGACGCTATAAAAAAACTTAACGAGCGTTTCGGGGATTATCTACCTCATTTGTTGACGGAAAAATCTTCGAATGAGGAGGTAGCAGCGGCATTGAAATTGGCAAATACTGAGCTTGAGCGGAAAATAAAGTTGCAGGCGATGGAAGAGGCGCAGACTAAGATCTTCAATTCATTGACAGATGCTGCCAGCAAGGCGACTGATACGATAACTGGGCTTCTGGAAAAATGGAATACGTCAAAATTAAGTACCGAGCAGATAGCGGCGGTAACTAAGGCCGTTGTAGATTATCGCGATGCTATGAAATCGGCGGAATCAGAGAGCGATATGGGGAGGAGATCGCAGATGCAAAAGAATGCCAAGAACTCTTTTTATGGTTCTCTTAATGAAGCGGGGGTGAAATATTCAAGCCCAACGACGGTTATTGGAAAAGACCAGTATGGCAATACCACATATACCGAGATGGACATTCTTAAATATAACATAGAGAATGCTCTTCATGAGATGTTTACGGATATTGCTGCGGCAGTGCAGGATGAAGCGAAGCTCAATGGCCTATATGGGGTGGCTTCATCTGGCTCAGTCGATGAAAGCAGCCCGGACTTCATCGGGCCGACATTGAAAAAGACCACGCCTGCGGTGGCTTCTTCTCCGTCTGCGACAGTCGGTTCCACATCATCTGGGGGCAAGTGGTCACTCGGTTCGGACAGTCAATACCTTCAGGCTGCTTATGACCTGAAAGAGCAATATAGGCAGGGCGACATTAAATCAGAGGACGAATATCAGAAGAAGATTCTTGAACTGGAGATACGGATGCTTCAGGAAAGGATTGCTTCCGGCAAGGAGTCTGGAGATCAGTTGCTTGCCCTAAAATCACAGTTGGCGGATAAGCAAATCAAACTCCAGAAAGACGAATCCGATGCGGAAAAGGCTCAGGCGGCAGAGGACGCAGCTGAGAGAAAGAAGCAGATTGACGATGATATCAGTCTTCTCGAAAAGCAGTATCGTCTTGAAAAAACGGCTATGGAGGCAAAGAATGCTGAGGAGCTGGCTGCAAGTAAGGCAACAGGGGATGAACTGGCACAGCTGAAAGAAGAACAGGCGAAGAGACTTGCCGGCATTGACCTAAAGTATCTTGGAGAGTTAAAGGCGGAACTCGAGAAGATTATAGAATCTAGCGACAGTGCCGATTTCATGAAACTCGATGGCGGTGACCTGGATGCCATAAAACTGAAGCTTCAGGAAATACGGAAGACAATTGCCGAACTGACAGAGTCTCAGGGCTCGGAGGGCGAATCGGCTGAAACGGCAACCGTGCCGAAATCAGGAGGAATGCTGTTCGGAGTTGGTCAGGAGGAATGGAACCAGCTTTTCCAGAATATCGCAGACGGAAAATACGGGCTCGAAGATCTGACAAATACCGTAACTGCGCTAGAGGGGGCTTTTAGTCAAATGTTTAGCCTGTGGTCTCAGGCGTCCGAGCTCCAGGCGGCGAGGGATAAGAGTGATTTTAAAAACTACGAGAAACAGAATGACAAGAAGAAAAAGTCTCTGGAAAAGAGGCTGAATGCCGGGCTTATAAGTGAAGCTCAATACAATGCGGAAATTGAGTCGCTGGAAAAAGAGAAGGACGCTTATCAGGAGCAGATGGAACTGAAGCAGGCTAAGAGGCAGAAGGCTCAGAAACTTACACAGGCTATTATCAATACTGCTCTTGGCGTTACAAAGACATTGGCAGAATGGGGAATTCCTTGGGGCATTGCCCCCGCAGCGATTATGGGCGCGATGGGCGCGGCTGAAGCTGCGATGATTGCAGCCACTCCGATTACGACAGGCGCTGAAGATGGTGGATTGTTCAATACAAAAAGGGCACAGGACGGAAAGACGTTCAAGGCGAGGCTGTCTCCGGATAAGAGGGGATTCGTCTCTTCTCCTACGGTTCTGGTGGGAGAGAATGGCGGGGAATATATAATTCCAGCGGCAGGTCTTGCGAATCCGACACTGCAACCGTTCTTGGCAACATTGGAAACTGCAAGACGGAATGGCACGCTCAAGGATCTGAATTTTGATGCCGTGTATCCTCTATCGGCAACGATGGCCAGGGCTGAAGGCGGGAATACGCAAGCCGGCAGTACATCTCAGGTTGTCATCCGGGAGTCTCAAGACACCAGCAGGCTTATAGATGTTATAGAGGCATTGAACAAACGCCTCAGCCACCCAATCCGGGCTGATGTGTCGATGCTGGGGAAAAATGGAATTGTAGAGCAGACTGAAAAGTATAATAAGTATAAGAGTCGGGGAAGATTATGATCAGAATATTGACTGACAAGGGCGTATCATTGGATATTGATCCGTCTGCTGAATTTGAAATCGAGTATGAGAATCCTATGTTGGACGACAGCCACATGCCAGTGCCATACAGCACGGCCGTGGCGCTGCTTCCGTCTGCGACCAATTGCAAGGCATTGGGGTACTTTCCATCAATGATGCTTGAACCGATTACAAAGAACATCCCCGTCACTATAGAAGTCGGTGGCATACCTCTGTTTTCAGGGGCATTGACTTACGACTCGATAGAAGACGGGAAGTTGAACTATACTTTTTCAGGCAGGGATATGGAGGCGGAGTGGTCGAAGAAAATATGGCAGTTGGACATCTTCTCGTATAAGGGGGCAAATGTCGGTAATGTCATCAATGATGTCGTGAACGGGAATATCTCCGGCGTTTCGGCGCCTCTGATGGTGAATCCGTCTTCTGTGGCCGATAGTGTGTATAAGGATGACAACGGCAAAACCAACCGAGTAGATGTCAATGCAAAATACTTGAATTGCCCTCTGATCATTGCCGACGAAGGTATTAGCGCGTATGGGATCTTTGCTTATTCTGGGTTTACGCCCGTGATAGACATTGACAGGATTCTCGCAGCATTCCCCGATGTTTGGTCAGCCCGGCCATCGTTTTCGCCTTTGGCCATAGTTGGGCGATATCCTTCCTCTGTTCTGCATTATAAGATCAGACAAATTGACGGTGGGGCTTCGGCGGCGGAGCAGGCTCGGCCTAGTTATTCCGAAGGCAATTACAATTTGGCGGAGACGCTACCGGATATAACAATGGCCGAGTTGGTGAATAATTTGGCAAAGATACATTGTGCGGCGGTCTATTACGATGGGGATAAACTGAAATATGTGAGGTTCAATGATGTCCTGGCTGCAAGTGCGGAGGATTGGAGTGGCAAGATTTCAGATGAATATTCGCTGGATAAGGAAGATATCTGTCAATATACTTTCGGCTTTGCGGATGATGATTCGAGCGGCTACGGTTCTTCGTCATTGACGGAAGCGACGATTGCCGATGAGGTGCCGATGGTTGCAGGGCTGTCAAAAGTTTTGGCTGCTGCCGCTGCAGGAGATTACACTGCCGTTCAGGAGGCGTTTACCGGCGATGTGTTTTCGGGGAAATTCATCTATTTCAGAGGAAATAAGGTCTATCTTGAAGATATGGTCTTTCATAATACAAAGTCCCGCGAATCTGAGGTGCCTGGTAGCGATGCCTCCTCTTTTGATGCAAAGTCGGACTTTACACCGGTACGGACCATCCCTGAAGTGCTATACAAAGGGACACCGTCATCCTCATACTCTCCAATATATAGAGTGGCCCCGCTTGTTGCTCAGATTCCTTCTGATTCAGACAGAGACACGAAAGTATATGTCGGTTACGTGTATGGCGGGCAGATGTCTGATTCCGGATATACGCTGGGCCCTGATGGCAAGGATTTGTTCTGTGGCGGTCCTCTGACAAAGTTGGACTATCCGAGTCTGATGTCCGTGGATGACTTGTGGATGAAATATCATGAAAACTTTGCCACGTGGCTTTCCTCCGAGAGGCAATGCGTGACGGCAGATTTGAACCTGTCGCTGTTTGATATCTGTAATTTCAGGATGTATCGGCTCGTCTATTTCAATGCGAGACGATGGGTTGTCCGAAAACTTACATTGACATTCAATGTCAACTCTGATTCGGTTTCGGCAAGAGGTGAGTTCCTTTCGTATGATTCTCAGAGGTGACTCTGCGTGTCCTTTCTGACGGATGCGGTTTGCCTACTTTTGTGACAGAAGATAGGCGATATGACCATTAATGATACATACGGCAAATATGAAATAGTTTTCAGCAGGAGTGTGTCGGATCTGCGGGTGAGCGATGCCGGCACTTCGGCTGTACCTGTTTCGGTTATGGTGGACACTGAGGAGGTGGCCGCGTTTTCAGTGATGCCTTATAATAAGGAAATTGTTCTGAATTTGTCCGGAATATTGGAGTCTTGTGCTGCAGGCAACCTGCCAGGTCTCTCATCGGCATATATTGTAAGGAGCATAAAAATTACTGTGGGTGGCCAGAAATGGGAGCATCTTGTCCTGTTTGGGGTGAAGCCTGCCAAACTGGGTGTTGACAAGTATGATATCCTGACGCGTCGGCCGTCACGTGTGATGACATTCAGGGACAGCGTTGAATATGTGTCTTTAAAGTGGGAGTTCTACTCGGCTCCGGGCACTGGCACGGAACTGCTGGCGGAAATATATTTTATGACACATCTTCCGGTGCAGGTTACGCTTCCGGGGCCGGTATTGTTGACTTCACATACCGGTATGGCGCGGATTGGCTGCTCTTTCGCTGTAGTCAGTGCTGCCGCAGCTTCTGCCGGATATGGGGATGAAGTTATACTCGGCTGGAAAGTATGGGCAAGGGATGTGAAACTTAGCACTTCTGGCCCGGCTGTTGAAACGCTAGGGGCTCCACAAGAATTCTACTTGTTGCCGTCCTGCAGGCATTGCTCATATCTGTTCCGGAACTGTTATGGTTTCTTTGATACTATCCACGCTACTGGCCCGAAGTCTTTGTCCTCTGATGGCGAAGTATCGACTTTCATCAATGGTGGGCTGGAGAGTGAGCTTGATAATTCGGCAAGGCTATACTTTGAGCAGGGTACTGGTTACATTGCAACTAAGGACGAGGCTTCTTTTTGGATGGATTTTATGCGCAGCTCGGAACGATACGTCATTGAGAATGGCACCGCCAAGAAGATTATCATTGACGAAGGCGATGCGAAGACAACGATTGAGGAATTGTCTTCCTTTAAGTTCAAGTGGCATTACGCTGACAGAAACAATGATTACAATATATGAAGAGACAACATTACAGAAGTGACCTTACATTGAATGTCAAGATCACGAGGCCTGCCAATTCCGACGGCGGTGGCGGGCAGGTGGCTATTCCGGAGCATGTCAGGCTGGAGTATTTTGTTCCTGACGGGCGCACGTCAATTGTCGCAGAGCGAAATGGAAAGGATACGACTTTATGCAAGCTTTCAGAAGACGGAATGTCTCTGGAGGTGTTCTTGCCGTTGTCAAGGAGGCAGCTTGGTGTCGGAAATCTTATAGTGGTAATCACTGAATACTCTCCGGCGGCTAGGTTCCCTGATGAGATCAAGGAAATACATAATCCGTCAGAAACGGGCATACAGCTTTGGAGGGGTGCGTCTGATGGCGATGGGACAATTACGACTGAAGCGGAATTGGTGGCGTGGAGATATGGCTACAGCGCGTATGAATTGGCGAAAATACATGGCTTTGAGGGAACTGAGGAAGAGTTCATCATCTGGTTGCGTCAGCCGGCTGTGGATGCTTCAAGTAAAGCCGATAGTGCTGAATTGGAGAGAGCTAAAGCGGAGATTGGGCGAGTATCTGAGGAACGCGTTAGGGTGTCTGCCGAGGAAGATAGAAACAAAGCGGAGAAGGAGCGTGCCAATGCCGAGAGTTCTCGCGCAACAGCGGAAAATTCCCGCGTTAAGGCCGAGCAAGAACGTGTTGGCGAGTTCAGCCGGCTGAAAACTGAATCGCAGGCTGCAACAAAGAATGCACAGGACGCGGCGAACATCGCAGCAGTGAACATTCTTGCGATCGACGTCAACGCAGAATCGGGTGTGATTACAGCCTACACTGGTGGTGACAGTTCAGCTTTTGCGTCTGGCGGAGTTAATCAAGAGACTGGGAATATCGAGTTGAACTTTAATTATAATTAATAAAAATTATGGCAACACAATCTAAGATTATAGGCCGCGTACCTGTCTCAAGGCAGGAGTATGTTCAGGGCGCGACCTACTACAAGGACAACATCGTGATGCGCTATGGTTCTGCATTTCAGTGTACCGTGGACAGCACGACGACTCCTCCGGCCACACTCGACGCTTCAGGCAGGGTGACGCTCGGTGAAGGGTGGATTTTCTTCGCGGATGCGTCAGCAACGCACATGTTTAAAGGCTCGCTTGACAGGCTGACAACCCTGCTCGGCTACTGCGAGAAGCGGGCAGTCGTCAATCTCGAACTTGGAGTGAGCGGCAAATATGTGCAGTGCGGATCTCGTTCAGCAGTTGCGAATGCAGCGTTCGCAATCAGCAAGCCGTTCGATGTGGATGCCTGCAGTGAGTTGCTCATCAAGACGGGTTTCAATCCTTCGGATGCGTCGCACAAGGGTCTCGACCTTTCCGTCATCGCCATCTACGAGCAGATTGAGAGGCAGCGCACAGTGCAGAAGAAGAACCCTGACGGCCAGCTGCTCTATTACGTGGTCACGACTGACGCGGAGACAGGCAACCAGACGGTGACACAGGACGAGACTACGGAGGACACTGGCTATCCTGTCTATACGGTCGAGACATACACAGAGACGAGATACCTGCCTAACAACGAGGACAGGTTTGTGGCCATTCCGGACAGCGGATATTACGTTGCGAACATTCCTCAGTCCTGCAAGGTGGTCATCTCATACAAGCCGGGAATCAGTGACACGGCGGTGATTATCGAGAAGCACGGAGCGATTGCGAACCTTATCTCTCAGGTCTTCGGCATTTACGAACACAGGACTATGGTCGAGTGTATGGTCAGTCTCGAAGAGAGAATCAAGGCTATCGAGCAGAGCCGCGGTCTCCTCGGCAATGCGACTGCTGGCACGCTCGACGTGAGTGAACTCACAAAGTGCAAATATCCGATGACGCTATTCGGGCACGGAGTCCCGGCGGAGGCTACCAAGCCTACGAATCTTCCGGAAGGCTTGCCGTGGGACGGTTGCCCTATGTTTAAGGGACAGACGTACATCAATCTCGACGCTGCGTCTGGCGGCTTGTACTATGCTGTTTCAGTGGATTCGGTAAATGGTTGGAGACAGGCTTAAAAATGATTGGATATGATAAAGTATTATGAGAATGAAGCGGCTTACGAGGCCGCGGTTAAGAGCGCATTTGAGAGCCAGGTTTCCCTCATCGGCGCAAGCAACGAGTGTAAGTACGACGGCCGGAATGTGGTGGTGGGATTGAACTCCGCCACTACCGGAAGTATTGCGGTTCTCGATGGTCTGCACGCATTGAGGTTCATAGCTCCTCAGACGTTCAGCTCGAAGAGTTTTATGAGCAACTACGAAATCGTGGGGGTGGTGGCCATCGGTGTGGATCATCCGGACTTCAGAGGCGAAGTGGCCGTAATGAGCCACCAGTTCGCTGGTGCCGCATTGTCCACCAGATACTACTTCAAGCTGTCGGGTTATACGCTTGACGGAGCAGAGCACACGGGCGTTCTGAGCATCAGAAACGCTTCTGACAATTGGGCAGCCAATCAGGACTACACGATTACGTACAAGGCGGACAATATCGTAGCCCTGGTATCGCAGCTCAATGCCTATTTCAAGTCAAACGAGCCGTTCATCGCACAAGACTGGGTAGCGATAGCAGACACCAATGGCGACGTCCTTCTGCATTTCAGGTACACGACCTGGCAGCAGGCTGCGTATAACACGGCCAAGTCCGGTTTCTCTGTTGTCTCAGCGACTGCTCCGCAGTGGAAGTCCACGTCAAGAATGTTCAGAATGAATGGCCAAAGAAATGGCGAGGGAACCATCACGAATACGCCGCGAGCATTGGCATACTTCAGGGAGGACAATTCTACTACGACTTATAACCCGGCCACAGACGTTACTACGGCCAAGTTGTCATATCCGATATGCCTGCCTGGTTATCTCGGCAAGTCAAAATGCCAAAGCGACCACTGCGCATACTTGAGAGGAATCTACGGAGAGGGCGAGGAAGGCTGGCTCAAGTTTATGCGGAGCTTTCTTCCTGTGCTTCCGTCGGAGTATGGGATATTTGACGACAGCACATACGGCACAGAGAAGCAGAACACCTACTATCTGGCCAGCCTCAAGTATGTCGGACAAGACGGCGTAGAAAAGTATGTCAGCCCGGCTGCGAGATTGGCGGCTGAGCGTGGTTTCGGCCACGAGCTGCTCAAGCGCGGCGAATGGGTAATCGGCAAGATGTCACGCATATTCAGCATCGTAGGCCAGTTGCGCTATCCGACTACACCGGACAAATTCGCGGACAAGGTCAATGCGGCTCTCGCGGCAATAGGCGCTCCAGCTCTCGGTAATAACAGCTACGTTTGGTCTTGTTCCCGGTACGGCGAGAACGGCGGTTGGATTGCGAATGGCGACGGCGGTTTTGCCGGCGTCGACACCTTGTTCGACTCGCTCCTGGCTGTTCCCCTCGTGCTTTTGAAAGTTACCGCTTAAAGCGTGGCTTAGTCTTAATCTTTCGGGCGAGGAGCGTCCCCGCTCCCGCCCCTGCAAATTACAAGTGAGTTATGCCAAAGTCAGAATATTACGAACCGAAAAAGTTGCCCGGAGAGAGGCCTTATCCCCAGATTCTCAACGATGCGGAGGAATTGTACGGACTTCTGCTCACAGCCGAGACTATGATGACGAAAGTTGACAAAATCAGGTACAACAATAGGGCTGTAGACCAGATTCTTGACGTAATCAAGGAGTTCGTTCTTGCTTACGACTTCGAGGACGACAGGGAGATTCATCTGAAGAGGATGTGCGCGAATGTGACAGTATTTATCAGGACGATGAGGCTCATCAATGACCGAAATATCATCCACATCTATAATCCTCTCGAAACAGAGAAACCGGACACCGTCAAGATGAAGATAATGGAGCATCTCGGCAAGCTTGACGAAGGTGCGACCCGCTGGAAAAATTCAATTATCAACTCAAGGAACAAGGGCACGTCCGGCATTGCGAAGCAATGAACCGGCAGTCCCGAAAAATCATAAAGGAGGCCCTCCTTCCGCGTAGCGGTAGGTAAGAGTAAGGTATGGGCCTCGAACAGCAACGTTTGGTCTTGTTCCCGGTGCTACGAGTACAACGGTTGGATTGCGAATGGCAACAACGGTTTTGCCGGCAACAACAACTTGTACAACTCGAACCTGGCTGTTCCCCTCGTGAATTATGGTTGTACGAAATGGAACTCGAGACTTTAAAAGATGACTACTACGGCTGTCGCTCCAACAAGAAGCGAAGCCTGGACAGCATTCATTTTTCGCTGCATTGGGAGAGAGACCTGATGCGGCTGCTTAGGGATTTCGAGGACCGCTCCCTTGTTCCTTTTTTATACGCATTCATCAATCCCAAACCTAAAGACAGAGAAGTCATAGCGTGTCTGATGGAGATGAAGACGCTCCAGTATCACTTCGATTTGCACGTGCGTCCGCTCGTCGAGGAAAGACTGACTGACAGCACGTTCAACAACCGCATAGGCTTCGGATGCGACAGGGCGATACTGAAGGTCCGTGACGACATCCGGAAGGTCTCGAAGAACTACACAAGGGATTGCTATATAATAAAGAGAGATATCAAGTCGTACTTTCCGTCAACGGATCTGGACCGCTCATACGAGAGCTATCGTGCCCTCATAGAAGAGTGTATCGAGGACAAGGACGAGAAGGACGACTTGTTGTATATTCTTCAAAGAGTCAATTATGCCTATCCTCAGGAGCACGCACGTCTGAGGTCTCCGCGATTCAGATGGGATGACATCATAGCCGCCGGGAAAAGCGTTATCTTCAATAACGACCCGAAACACGGAGCCTGCCTCGGCAACCAGTTCTGGCAGGTGGAGAAGAACTTTGCATTGGCGGAGTTTGACAGGTTTCAGGTGGACACCTGCGGACTTCATTACACAAGATTTGTGGATGATATGGTCTGGGTGGTGGAGAATCTCCAGGCCGGGCTTGCCCACGTCGCCACCAGCGAAAAGATGTTGTTGGAGGAATACGGCTATCAGATGCACCCACGCAAGAGGTATCAACAGCACTACAGCAAGGGTGTCACTTTCCTGGGCGCGAAAATCAAGTTCAACAGAATCTATGCAAGCGACAGGGCCGTAAGGAACTGCAAGATGGCCATCCGGAAATGGAACAGGCTTGTGTATCCGTCAATGCTCGGCCACTTCCTGGACAGCATCAACAGTTACCTGGGGAACTTCAAGCACAGGAACGCCTATGGCATCATCAGAGACCTTGTCGATGAAGTCAGTCCGAAATGGGAGAAATACTGCCATTATAACGATGACCGCAGATGCTTCGAAGCGAACGAGGGATATAAGCACAATGACATACTGAAGAGGAAATATCATTTCAAGTTCAATAAAGACAAAAGGAGTAAAAATGACAAGACAAGAAATCGAGGACAGAAAGAACGTCCTGTTCTCCCTTATTTTGGACAGGGAGGCGAAGCTTAGGGAATCCGACTATGTTGCCGCCAAGATTGGAGAGGGCTCTGCTGCCCCGGAGGAGTACGCCGAAGTCCTCGTAAAGAGACAGCAGGAGCGGAAGGACATCAATGCAGCACAGGCAGAGCTGGAGAAACTTGACAAGGAGAAACCGGAAGACAAGGAGGAAAAAGTATGGATGAGATAATCACAACGCTCAATCTCCCAGATGGATTGAGTCGAGGGATAATGATAGCCTTCCTGCTCTGCGTGCTTGTCTGCGCGGCTGCGCTGATTGATATGTGGACCGGGATAGACGCGGCAAAAACGAACAGGGAGAAGATAATGAGCCACGGACTTCGTAAGACTGTGAGGAAGATTATAGACTATCTGAGGATAGTATATTTCTTCCTGCTCATTGACATACTCGGAGCTGTGTTTACGTGGTATAGCCTGCCTTATTGTGCGATTCTTGCGACGCTGGGCGTACTTCTCATTGAGGGGCGCTCCGTCATCGAGAACTCAAAGAAAAAGAAAAGCGCGGCAGGCAGGGTAGTTGACGTCGTTCAGGAGATTATTTCCTGTGTGGACAGCGAGAAGGCACAGAAGGTTATCGAGATGATTAAGGAAGATCCGAAGCGCGACATAGGCAATAAAGAATAATGACAACAATTACAAGTGACACATTGCGGAAGATTTATCCGCTGTCGAAAAACATTGAAAGGTACACAGGCGCATTGGAAAAGGCGATGAAGGAATGCGGCATTGACACGGCTGAACGTGCGAGTGCTTTCCTCGCACAGGTCGGTCACGAATCGGCGCAGCTGAACCGCGTCGAGGAGAACCTGAAGTATTCGGCACAGGCGCTGAGGAAGGTTTTCCCGAAGTATTTCCCGACGCAGCAGGAGGCTGTGATATACGCATATCATCCTGAGCAGATAGCCAACCGCGTCTATGCGGACAGGATTGGCAACGGCAATGAAAAGAGCGGCGACGGATGGAAGTTCCGAGGCCGTGGACTGATTCAGATAACAGGCAGAGACAACTACGTGGCGATGTCAGCGCTTATGGGGAAGGACTTGACGGTCTGGCCCGATGCTCTTCTGATGCCTTTGGATGCCTGCCGCTCCGCCGCGTTATGGTGGAAGGCAAACGGCCTGAACACATTGGCGGACAAACTTTCAGGAGCCGGAGAGCGCAAGACATTCGAGGCAATAACCAAGCGCGTGAACGGAGGACTGAACGGCATTGACGACAGGTGGGAGATTTACCTACGTGCGAAATCGGCAGTAAAATGAAAACAATGAAAATACAACTAGTGACATTTCTTCCCGAACTGGTGACATTTGCTCTGCTTTCCGTGCTTGTGACATCCTGCGGCAGTTCACGACATGCAGTAACCAGTATCGAGACACACGACAGCACCAAGGTGGAAGTCAGGATGGAGCGAATAGAGCACATAGACACAATCTATGTCGAGCTGCCAAGGCAAGTGGAGCGCATAGTTACACAGGACACGACATCGCGGCTTGAGAATGACTATGCCGTGTCGGAGGCAAGGGTCGAGGCTGGTATGCTTCACCACACGCTGGAGACCAAGGCGGCAAAGATACCTGTTCTCTCCAAGTCCACCATCGAGAAGAAGGACAGCGTCACGACCACTTCAAAGGCTAAAGTTGAAGAAGAAAAGGAAAAGGTCTATATCGAGAAGGAACTGACGGCCTGGCAGAAGTTCAGGCTCCGCGGCTTCTGGGTGATTACAGCTATGGCTGGAGGATATGTCGTTTGGCGAAATAGAAAGTGGCTATTGCATTTGCTCGCGAAATTGATTTCGTGAGCAAACTGAGCTTGTATCATATCTTGTGTTCCGGCTACGCAGTGATGCGTGGCCGTTTTTTTAGTCCAGGATATCCACATTCTTCAGATCTTCTTCTGCCTTCTTCCTGTTTTTCCCTACATAAATTGATGTCATAGCGACTGAACTATGATCTGCTTGCTGCTGCACTGATGTCAGCGGAACTCCAGAACTGACCATGTTAGTAATGCCGGTGTCCTTCAGCGAATAGAACTGCAACTCCATTGGGAACCCGCAACCTGGGCGCACGTATTCCTCCCAATAATTCGATATTTTTCTGGACCATATCGGTTTTGGCCCAGGAGAAAAGTCATATCCCCGTCTATGGGAAAACAAAAAGTAATCCGGGTTGGACAAGTCCAATTCTCTTACATACTTCATCATGGAGTCCGGAATCGTTCTGTAGGACTCATTGTCATTCTTGGCGATTTCTCCCCGTATATGTACCAGCTGCTTTTCTAAAGAGATATCCTCGCATTTGAGCAGGGCAATCTCTTTGGGGCGTATGAAACAACAGTAGCATAGCATTACCATAACCAGATACGGAATATTCTCTTTCTCTAGATATCCTATCAGCTTGTCCATCTCTTCTTGCGTGAAAGTCCTTCTGGTCTTTGCCGTGAGACGCTTCGGCTTTCTTCTGAGTTTATTGAAAGGGTTCTCTGCTATATATTGCCTCTCGGCCATCCAGTTAAATAATGAGCGATAGAACCGGAGGTAGTTATTATATGTGGTTGCAGACAACTTGCTTTCCATATCGTCCAGAAAGTCTATTGCATCCGTTTGCGTGAAAGAGCTTGTATAGTAATTGTTGACATACCCTTTCTTTTTTAGCCATCCTTTGAACGTCTTGATGAACGAGTTGTAACTTCTCATTGAGTTGGCTTCGCTCTCTTTTGACTTGATGTCAATGAATTTGTCAAGCACGTCGCTCATCAGGGCGAAACCTTTAGGCATGGCTTCCTCAATAAACGGATTCCATCCGAGTTTGAGTTTGAGATCCAGGGAGGCGATTACGGCTCGCGCCTCTTTCTTTCGCTCACTCAGCGAATCGCCTCGATTGAACTTTATTCTGACGCGTTTCATCTTGCCTGTAGCAGGATGTTTACAACTGAAAGAAATATACCAAATTTTGCCCTGCGTCAGTTTGGGCGGTATATAATCAATGTGCGGGAGAGGCGACGAAAAGAACATTTTTTTTTCTTTGCACAACTCCGCAAGGGCGTCATACAAGGAAAAAAATTGTCCCGTTTTTGTCCCGTTTGAGGGACTCGAACTCTGTAAAATATTGGCAATCAGTCCATTATGGACTTTTAGTGGAGATGGGCGGA